ATCATCCCAATAATAAGATTCGGGCGCTACACTATCAATTGGTGTGGGTGGATTACTATCCGAAGCCGCACCTTCTGAAGTCCACGGTTGTGACTTACCAACAAACATATAATATTTGCTGGAAGACAAGTCTGCAAAAAATGTATCTGCATTTGCTTGTCTAAATTTTTCTGTAATTATCGCTGCCATTTGTTTTTTCCTATAATCTTATTTAGTCTGTTTACTGAACTGCATCCCAAAATTGGTCTGTCTCATTCCATATTGTTTCATTTTAAGCCCAACTAAATTTCTCTGCAATGTAATCACCCCAATAGTTCATTTCAGTATCAGAGATTGTTCTACCTTCCCAATAAAGAACTTCTGCAATTTTACCTTTATAGACATGAGAATTTGAGTAACTAGATTGGAAATTAAACATAGTTATTCTATTGTTAATTAGAGAGCCCATTCCAGTTTGTTGTTGCACCGTTGAACCACTTGCAACAGCTCCAAAAGTGCCAGCATTATAGTGTCTACGATTCAAGCTCCAATAATTATTGGCAGTATTTGACTGAGCTTTTGTTCCAGTTGTTCCGTTATGTCTCCACACAAAAGTTCCTCTTGTACTATCATGGTTGCCAAGTCTATACTCACCTCTACCTCCACCTGTTGGCCCACCCCATGTATGGTCAGCTGCTGGGTCAAATGCATGACCCCAATCATTTGATGCGGCATTGACTTGGAAGGCAAATGCAGTTTCTCCTTCACCACTAGCAGGGTTACCCCCATTATGGTGTAGCGCAAACATAATAGTAAATGCAGTGCCATTAGTATGAATATTGTTAATCGCTCCAGTTGCCAGTCCAGCATGATAATTGCCATTTAATGCTATAGTTTTTTTATTACCAAAATCTGAATCTGAAGCAGTGTATGTTAATTGTGAATGTGTTCCAAAGTTTGAAAGATTTGCAGCACTAGTTCCATTTGCATCATTCCATGTATAAGCAGAACCAGTGTCAGTTATATTTTCATTCTTCCACCAATATGATGCAGTGTTAGAACGAATAATAATATTGAAAGCTTTTGTTGATGTGTTTGTTCCATCAGATGCCTGTGCAGTAAATGTTTTTGTTACTGCTGTACCAGCAGTCTGTGCATTTGGGTCACCAGTAATAGTTCCGTTTGAATTAACAGTAACACCTTGACCACTTAGAACACTACCACTTTCAGAGAAAGTTACGGCCTGTCCATCTGCATCACTTCCAGTAAGAGTTGTAATTGGAGAATAGCTATCACCCTTATCAAAAACAGTAGCAAGCGTTGCTCCTGCTGATTGTGTGATTACTGGTGAAGAACCAGCGTCCAACCCATCAGTAAGAGTTCCAGAAAGTCCAGATGGATTTGTTATTACAACATCATAAGGTTCATTTGCAACTGTTAGTGCAGAAGAAGGTGTTGTGATTGTTAATTGAGTAGTGTTTGTAAAAGATACAGAGGGGGATGCGTATTCAGTTCCATCATTACCAACAAACTTAGCAGTACCCCCACTTGCAAAAAATTGTCCATTCACTGTAATACTTTGTCCAGCGGCAGTTACAGTTGTGGGAGATATACTAGTTATAGAAGGGGGAGAATCAATTGACTTCCAACCAGTTCCATCATAATACTCCATAAGATTTAGAGTAGAGTTGAATCGAATATCACCAGACTGTGCAGATGCTCTCTGAGCAGTTGTTCCTTGTGGCATACGAGCAGCTTCTGTTCCAGATATTTCCGTGTTGGTAAAAAGGTTATTTGTTGCCTGTAATACGATTTTATCAATTGCCATTCTTATCTATCCTTTAATGTAAGTCTACCCAAGCGCTACCAGCGTATGCTTGAATTTTACTTGTAGTACTATTGTATACTATCATTCCAACAGCAGCAGACAACGCATTACGTTGAGTTGTTGTTACTGAGTTCAGTGTCATTGCACCAGCAGTACCAGTAACGGCAATAGATGTTCCACTAATTGCTGTACCTGTAATTGCAGCTGGAGTGTTTGCACCAATTACTGCACCATCAATAGCACCACCGTCAATGTCTGGTGTATTAATATCTGGTGAAGTTAAAGTTTTATTTGTAAGTGTATCAGCAGATATCAAACTCACCAATGTAGAACTTGCCCCAATAGGAAGCAACATTGTGTTTGTTATACTTGCACTATGTGGTTGTGCTTTAAGTGTTTGTCCATGTGAGTTGACATGACAGTTAAGTTTAATCTGACCTTCAACTGATGAACCGTCACCCCGAATTTCTAAGATATTATTTGCAGGCGTAACTTCTAGAGCACCACCAGTTCCAACAATTCCACCAGTAGTTACCGTGGTGATTGTTGCTGAGGTTTGAGTTCCACCAACTACTCCATTAATAGTGGGAGCAGTAATTGTTTTGTTAGTAAGAGTGTCCGTAGTTGCTCTTCCTACAATAGTATCAGTTCCAGTAGGGAAAGTAATGTTCGATAATGCAGAACCGTTACCAAGTTTAGTATACAATTCTACAAAGTTATCATTTACTTTATCTCCACCAGCACGGATTGTGTCACCATTACCATCGTTGGCTGAAGACCCTAATCCAATTGCTTGATACGCCATGTGTTTCTCCTAAATTCCTATACTCTTATTTATAAGACTTCTACAACTACTGTGCATCAAAAGTCTTCAAGTTACTGTCAAAACTGATATTAGTGGTATCAAACTTACTAGAAGTATTTGATATCTCAATAGATCCAGGCGGTGGCACATTTGACTTTGTGACGAATGCTGAAGCTGGTATGTTACCATTACTATCAGATACTTGGTTAATTTTTATATCTGCAAATTGTCCAATATTAAAATATGCAAAATCATTTGTATCGCTCTTTGCTTTAGACACTATAGTTGGATAGTGTGCAAGTGTATTTTCAGTAGTTCTTGGCCCAATTGAAAATGCGTACTTAGGAAGTAAATCTAATGTGGGCCCAGTATACTTTGCTACTCTGGCAGTTCCTACAAATATAGTATTAACTTTTGTTAATGTAACATCTCTTTCACCAGAGTTTAATATTGCATTACTACCCAACTTAGCGTTTGCCCTAAGTGTTGTTGTTCCTGCTACACCAAGTCTTCTACCAAAAATAGTTGTAAAGATTGTAGAGAATAGAGATGCGAGTTCTGGTGTAAATGATTCTACCTGTTGTACCTGTACTCCAGCACTTACTTTGTTAACTGTTGCAACTTCTCCGAACACAGCCCAACCAGCAGGGTGAACAGTTTTCTTGATTGCACTTCTCCAACTAGCAATACCCTCACCAACTTTAACCACATAGGAATAGTCTTGGTAATAATTAGAGTCTTGAATTCTCATAACATCTGAAGATGCTTTACCAAACTCTCCTAAGAAATCGCCAGTTGTTGTACCAACCTGTCCGATAGTTGCAGTTGCAACACCAATGTTTACATCAGCAACAACACCACTAGCACCCGAAGTAGCAATTGTATTTCCTACAGCTATATTAGCTGTTGTGTCAATTGTCATAAGTTGTCTTACAGTATCAAAGGTTACAACTTTACCTGTATGAGATGTTAATGAATTCCCAGCAGAAAATGTTCCAGTTATTCCTGTTATGATAACATGACGTAGTGGACTTATCGTTGGTGCAGAGGTGTAATTGAAACCAAAATTTGAGAATGTAATACCTTCAATCTGTCCAATACCACTTGTTGATTTACCAAGAAGTTTAGCTCCAGTACCAGAAGCAGTTGATATAGAAGAAATAAAGGGAAGACTTTTATATCCTGTACCACTATTAATTAATCTAATGTCTGTAATAGAACCACGTTCATTTACATTACTGCCTGGCGCATTACCGAATGTAGCATCCTCAAGAACAATCTTTGTTCCGTGATAAGTATCACCCATTACTGATTGGGTGAAGTCTTCTAATAAAATATGGTCTGTAAGTGCCATTCCATATTCGTTAACATCACCTGTCTCTGGAGCAAGGGCTCCACCAACTACAGAAATTTGAGCAGCAGCACCAGTACCATCTGTTCCAGTATTATTAAAGTTAATTGTGTCACCAGTTGCATAGTTACTACCAACCGTATCAATTATAATATTATCAACTCCACCCACACCAACAGTTTCTACTGTAGCAGTTGCTGTAGCACTTCCCCCTGTAGCAATTGGAACAGATTGTCCAGCAGTGTAATAAAGACCACGATTTGAAACTGTAGCTCCTGTTACCATTCCTAGAATTTTAAAGGATACGTCTGTGTCATTTGTAACAGAAGTTCCTTTGACAGTTTCCCCAACGGCGAATGTTCCTACAATTAAGTTTGTATCAATTTCAATTTCTTGAATACTTGTGTTAGATTCTCTGTATCCAAGAGTTGATGTTGGAATTGCAGTAGCAGTTGATGACTGACCAGTAATCGTTTGACCAATAAGTTCACTAACAAAACCAGTTAGTTCTTGAACTTTCATAATAGTTCTGAAAGTCCACTGACCATCAGACGGTCTTAAAAGATTTTCTGTGGGATAAGAAATAGTTGCTTCTTCATTTAAAAGAAGTCTGAAGAATAACTCATGTCCTTTTTTTGTACCCTTTGATATGTAGAGGTCACGAATATTTTTAATTAGTTTTCTTTTATCAACACCACTATTGATGTTGTCAACCATTCCGTCTAGGAACGAATCTCTAAATCTATCTAAGAAATCATAGACAGTAGTGTCTACGTTTGCATAACCCAAAAGTTGTTGAATGTTTTGTACAGGGTTCGCTTTGTAATTTGATATAGTACCAGAAGAGTTTGAAGTAGACCCATTGACAGTTTCCCCAATAATAAATTGAGACTGTGCAGATATAAAAAGTCTTTTGTTATTATCTACATCATCCACTAGAACCTTTGCTGTAGCTCCAGAAGTTAAACCAGTAATAGTTTCTCCGACAGTAAACTTTGCTACAGAGTCTTCAAGAACAACATTATCTCCTTGTTGGTCAAGAATGAATTGTGGAGATGTTGTTTCTTGAACAAGATAGTTATTAACCTCACTAAAAGTTACTTCAGCACTTTCTAGAAATTGATAATACGATTTTAAAAAACTAGCAAATAGGGGATGGTCTGACTGAATGAATTCGGGCAGTTGAGTTTGTATTAATGGAGATACCTTATTTACAAGGGTATTATCATTAGACATTTTTAATAACCAGTGCTAGTTGATGCTGTTGATGACGATGAGTAAACAGTAGATGTTGTATAAGATGTTCCAGCAGCAGAACCACCAGATGCAATTGTATCTACGTCAGCGGCAACAAGTGAATTAGTGAAGTCTATTTTTAATATTTGATTTCGTACAGCTGCAATATCATATGAACTTGGTATCACAACAACTCTTATTGTATTTGATGTGGAAAGGTCAACATCAGAAATTGAAGTAATGTTTAATGCTGTAAGGACAATCGTACCAGTGGCATAATCAATTGTACCAGCAGTATCATTTACATAAGTTTTTGTTGAACCACCTGTGATATAATACATTCTAATATTACCCATACCATCATCATTCAAAAACATTTCATTTGTATTTCCAGAAATTTTAAATCCAGTAGAAGAAAGTATTCCACCACCAGTAGCATCGTGTCCACTGTGTGGATAGTATAATGCATTGTTAAAGTCTAGATTATATTTTGTTTCTGTATTCAAAGTAGGAGTAATACGTTGAGATAATTTTACTGTGGTTACGTTAGATAGAATAGCATCATCCGTATCATCAATAAGTCCAGTTACATAAGAATGTCTAAAAATACCTTCAAAGCTTTGAAGTTCATTTGAATCATAATTTGTTAATGCAGTAGTAACTTTACTAATCAAAGATTCTTTTGTTTGTGTTGTATCTTTTTCGTTATATTTGAAATTAGTTTGGAATCTAATAAAGGTTGTTACAGGGTCAACAATAACTGGCGTCACTGATGCAATGGTATAAAGACTTTTCAGTTCTCTAACAATGTCAGCCTTAGCAGCTGTAGTTACTGCTCCTGTTGTGGGAACAATTGAAATATAAACTCTACCGTATACAGAAGTGGCATTATCTTCTCCACCCCATACTTGAACTGATTTAGTATTAGCATAAATTTTTGGAATGATAACTTTGTAGTCATCTGGTGTTACTGCTCTACCCTGTGATGCGTAATCAAGAGGAGCGTTAAGTTTAATAGACTTAATACTTTCTGCTTCTGCACCACCAGAAGCCGCTTCAGATGTTGCAACAGTTATATCTGATATACCAGAAATACTAGCGGATGTATTAAAACCTGTAGCAGTATTTGCTGCTGTCTTATTAGTAACAACATATGTTATAACAACAACATTACCATTAGATAATGCACGACCAACAATACCGTCACCAAAGTATATTTCAAACTTACCATCTTCTACTTCTTGTAAAAAATAAACATTAGCAGTTGAACCCGCTTGAGTGATATCTGTTGCTTGAGTGTATGTTGTAGATTGCGTAGAGTCAGATGATTGGAACACTTGAACTTTCATTGTTGTGGTATCTGCACGATTATTCGTAAGAACAAATCTTTGGTCTACGTTCTGTGTGTTGACTGTATATCTATTTGTAGTATAAGTTCCCTCATAGATTGGAATGTTAGAGAATGATAATACACTGTTAGAAGCGAGTGCAGTAAAATCGGAAACAGTTACAAAGTCATAGTTAACATCATCAACGGATGCATTAAACTTTGTTCCTCTTGGAAGAGTAGCAATAGTGGTAGCACCAAAGTTGTTTAAAGTAACATCAATATATGCAACAGGCGCCCGAACAGAGTTAGGAATATAACCTAAAGTCTTTGCATGAGAAACAGCGGAACTTCTGATTGAAGAAGTATCCAAGAACATTTCGTTTGCAGCCATATTTACATTCATTGCAAGGTAGTGTGTATTATACGCAAGCACATCTAGTACAGCGTTTATTCCAGAACCCTCAAAATCATAATCAGTAAACTCTGATTGATTACGCATAAATGTTTTTAGATTTGCTTTAATATCATCAAAGTCTAAATCTGTAATTGTTAATCTTTTATCTGTGGTTGCCATTTATCTAATTCTCTCTAAAGTAAAGGATAAGTCAACAAGTTCAGACGGAGCATTGTTGATATAGAACTCTACGGTTACTTCATATTCATTATTATCGAATCTTGGAGTAACATTAACTCCAGCGAGTAAAGCTCTTGGTTCAAAGTTATTAATTACATCTTCAATTTTTCTTGCGAGAATGTTTGAAGAGAATGGACTCATTGGTTCAAATAACAAATCTCTAACACCAGAGGCAATCTCTGGATGGAAAGGTTTTTCATACATACCATACTGAACAAGATTTCTAACACTACGCTTAACAGAAGCTGCGTCAGAAAGAGTTGTTACGTCTTTTGTACTTGGATGCTTTGTGAAATTCAAGTTAAGGTCTTTAAACTTTTTGACACTACGACTTGAATCGTTTGTACGCTCTGCATCTCTGTATGCTGATTGAACTGCCATGTGATTATCCTTTTCTATTATTTATAACGTCAACCACCAGCATTTACATTTGGAGAACCAGAAGATGATGCATTTGGCACCCAACTCCCATGTCCACCTGTACCATCACCTTTTCTGTGAACTGGAATACCATTAACAAAGACAGTACCAGAACCACCTGTCGCTGGGTCACCACAACCTGTCGTGTCTCCAATCCTAGTTGTCTGTGCTCCATTCGTTAATACGTTTGAAGAGCCTGTTGCATATGATGTTTTATGAAATGGACTTGGTGTAGGACTTGCATGACCAACATGACTATCTAAACCTACTCTTGTAACTGCCGGCATATCATCTCCTAGTTTAGATTAATTACACCAGCATCAACGTCTACTTCAGATGAAGCATCCAAGTCTAGTGTTCCTGTAATATTTGTTGTTTGACTTGCTTGATATGTTTCCGAAACAAGTCCTGTTACGTTTTCTGTTTTTTCTGCTTTGTAAGTTTCTGATACTGCTCCAGTTACATCTTGTGTTAGTGTTCCTTTGATTACCTCATTGACGTTACCATCAACTTGGATATCCCAATCACCTTTAATATATGTCTTGCAGTTTGAATCAATCGTAAGGTTTACATCACCCTTTACGTTTATAAAATCTGTACCAGCAACAATGTTGTAATTGTTCCCTACAATTCTAGTAACTTTATTTCCATCAGCATCTATCTCATAGAATGTTCCGCTCTTATGATATTCTTGTATTCGTTCTGCATTCTTTGTATCATCATATTCTACGATATGTCCACTCTCTGTTTCCATAACATGATTGTAGGGATACTTTGATGCGTATCTTGTTGTATCTTCCTTAGAAGATTTGTCTGAAGTAAGAGGTTCATTCCACTTAGTTTCTGTAGTTGTATCATTAATTGTATCTACTGTTGCAGAAGCATCAACCGTAGCATCAGAACTTCCGATAATAGGTTTTGCATTTGCAATAGGAACTTCTTTTGTCTGTGCATCATCTTTGCTCTTAAGCATTGTATGTTGCTTGTCTTCATCATTTCGTGCAAGTCTATTTGTATCAGACTCTTCAATAGTTATAGGATAAGGCCCATAGTCTGGGTCTTCTCTTTGGTCATTGAAACCTTTGTCTTTGTTTGGAGATACGGATGGAACGCCAGGCAGTGTACCCATGATAATAGGTTCTTGCATTGTTTGAGGGTCACGCC